CATTAACCCTTTAAGCATCCGTCCTCGCGTGTGCATCCGTACACCTCCCATTTGTGCCTAGGCATTCACCCTATTCCTATCCCTAGGGTGTTCACCCCATCCCAGATAGGGGGGGAGGGGGTAAGACGGCGCAGGGGGAGGAAGATTGGGATTGATAAACCCACCCCTTAAAAAATATCCGCAAAGGACCCTCCCGCCGCATTAACGCCATTCTGGCTTCCAGCCTATACCCAGACTCCCATTTTTAAAAAATCCCCTTAAAGGGCCGCCGTTCGCTTAATACGTTTAAGCTTGTTAAAGGAAAGGGCGTCTGGCGTTAATAAGCTATGGCGACGAAGCGGCAGATGAGTAAGATGGCTAAGGCGGTGGCGGAGGTGGGTGATCGTACCGGCAACTTCTTAGAAAGGACGGACCCTGGGAAGGCTACGCGGGCTTTGGAGATGCTGGCGGATGGGGAGAGCTTTAGAACCATCCAGAAGGAGTTGGGGCTTCAATGGGACACGGTGGCTAGGTTGAAGGCCCGGCATAAGGTTTTGCTGGATGAGCGGCGGGCTGTGTTGGCCGAGGATGCCCTGGAGATTGCCGAGGGTCTAAGACTCCTTCAGAAGGAGAAGATGCGGATGCTGGCGGAGGATCCCGAGCAATTGGCGCGGACCAATATTAGGGACCTTTCAATTCCATGGGGCATTGCCAATGACAAGTTCTTGGCTGCTGTGGGGGAGAACAAGGTGGTGGTGGAGCACAAGAGCGCCGCGCCTTCCTTGGAGGATGCAATGAAGGCTATTCAGGAAGCTAGGGAGAAGCTAAAGCTGAGTGCCGTAGAGATTCTAACCAAGGACGTTTCAAATGAACCCTCTGATAGCGGGAGTTAAGAACCTAGCGATGTGGGACAAGTGGCAGGCGATGGTGAGCTTGGCCGGCGATCAATACGCCAAGAGCCCCGTCTTTGTAGAACAGGACAGCCAGAAGCCCGAGGAGTTTGACCAAGTGGCAGACTGGATTGGGCGTTGGGACATCCCAGCGTTTGATCGGTTTGGCCGGCTACGGGATGTGAGCCACGGGGCGAGGTTTGTGAACACCCGGACATTTGGACCCGTCACCAGACAATGGCTGGATGCCAATACGGAGTTGTGGTTCTTGGATAAGCACAGGCTGTTAGGGCATAACATCTTGGACATTGGGGCGGGGTATGGACGGTTGGCTGTAAGCGCGGCCCCTTACGTCAAGGACTACTGGTGTACGGATGGGGTGGAGGTGAGCCGGAACGTCTGCCGGCAGCACGTCGATTGCTACGTCCATAGCGGGAACGTCCACGTTCTAAGCCCAGATGAGCTTCTCACCACCCATCCCAAGTGTGAAGTGGCGGTGAACATCCATAGCTGGAACGAGTGTTCGTTTGTCTCCATCGCTGCTTGGCTAGATATTCTGGCCGAGCTAAAAGTGCCCTATCTGTTCACGGTGAGCCACGGACAGCTTGAGAACGGGAATGCCTATCTCTGCCACCAAGCCGGCCAGCCCTCCTTCCGTCCCCTCCTAGAGGAGAAGTATGACTTGGTGGAGGAACTAACTCTGGGAATGTCCTCCCATCCGTACGCTTTGTGGAGAGCTAAATGAGTCTAGTCTGGGAACGACACGAGATTCTCAGCCCTCCGACTGACGAGGAGGTGGCGCGGATGGAGCCAGAGGAGGTTCTGAAGCTCCACGAGCTTTACCATTCGGCTATCGCAAATAGCCGCCGCGACCCGTACAGGTATGGGTGGAAGCTTCCTCAATGGACGGATGCGGAGGAATTGCTGGAACAACACTCGGAGCTGTTGGTAAGTGGTGGCAACCGGAGCTCGAAAAGTTTTTTCGCAGCTCGCACAGTAGTAAGGGCTTCCATAGAAAATCCCGGCTCCATCATTATGTGTTTCGCGCAGAATGCCGACGTGTCCATCCGTCAGCAGCAGTCTGCCGTCTACGACGCCCTACCTGAAGAGTTCAGAGTGAAGGTTTTGGGTACAGAGGAGAACGTCTCCTACACCCGTAAGAACGGATTCTCCAAGAGCAGTCTAATCCTGCCGGGGAGTAAGAGTTCAATCATCTTCAAGACCTATGCGCAATTCCTCAACAACGATACAATATTGGAAGGCGCGGAACTGGGATGTCGCAATCCCAACTGGCTTAATATTGGTGCTTGGTGTGATGAGTATCTCATCGGCCCGGAGCTTCTTTCCACCCTTCGTTTTAGGTTGGCTACTCGCAATGCTAAGCTTCTGGTTACTTTTACGCCCATTGATGGCTACACGGAAGTCGTCCGAGACTACCTCCAAGGAGCGTCCAACCTACGAACCAAGCCAGCAGAGCTACTCAACGGGCGGAACGTCCCGTACATACAGAAGTCCCGAAACCGAGATGCATCCATCATCTACTTTCACAGCCGGGACAACCCTTTCGGTGGTTACGAGCGTATCGCCAAAGACCTAAGCGGGCGACCGGAGGAGGAGGTGCTCACCCGTGCGTACGGGATTCCGACTAAGTCGATGAGCACGAAGTTCCCCAACTTCAGCCGGGAGCTTAATGTGGTGAAGCACGAGTCCATAGACCTAAAGGGGAAGACACACTTTATGGTGTTGGACCCAGCTGGACGGAAGAACTGGTTTATGTGCTGGATAGCCGTAGACCCGTCTGGGACGTGGTTTGTCTATCGGGAGTGGCCGGATGTTAATGTCGGAGAGTGGGCCAAGTGGCACGGTGGGAAGTGGATTGGCGGAGAAGGAGCTAAGGGACTTGGCTTTGGCATCCGGGACTACGTTGACCTCATAGGCCAGATTGAGGCCGAGCACGGGGTAACGGTGACGGATAGGCTCATTGATCCTCGGCTAGGTGCGGCGAAGTACCAGACCTCCCACGGGGCGTCGTCCATCATCGAAGACCTGTCGGATGCGGGGCTTACGTTTAACCCCGCTCCAGGGCTGGACATCGAAGACGGCTTACAAGCCTTGCAGAGTAAGATGAGCTACAACCGTAAGCTCCCGGTGGATAGTTTGAACCGGCCCCACTTCTACGTCTCAGATAGGTGCGACAATCTCATCCAAGCCCTTCAGGAATACACGGGGGATGGAGGGCTGGACGAAGCGTGGAAGGATCCCGTGGACGTTCTGCGCTACGCCGCCATTGACGGCATCTCCTACCTAGACCCCAAGGCTCTACGAATTACCAAACCCAAAACCTTCTACTGATGATTCCCTTCATTGAACTGGCTAAGGAACTCAAGATTAGCAATTTCCAGTTGGCTAAGCTGCGGGACCAGCGTCTCGCGCCCGAGGACCACCTGATGGTGAAGAACCAACGCTACTTCACGGAAGAAGGTGCGGCGAAGATTAGGCTCGCGGTGCAGGTGCCTCTGGCCGTTCCCAAGCGCATCCAGGTGAAGGTAGTAGGCCGCGCACCCAATCCCCGCTATGTCTACTGCGTGGAACACGGGAAGGACGGGCGGTTCCTCGCCGTCGTCAAACCCTCGACGTGTGATAGGCTTATCGGCAAGCACATCTATGTTGACCTAATCGAAGACGCCAAAGGGGGGATCACCTATCGGCACGATGCACTCGCCAAATGACAAGTCATTGGACCCGGAGTGGCAGGCCGAGCAAACTGATCGCCTTCTTGGCTTTGAGATTCTTACTCGCACCCTAACCGCCCGCTACCAACCTATCTCCCCCCAAGACCTGTCTGAAAAGATAGCGGCCAACAAGAATTACTCTTATTCAGTACTCCAGTCGATCCGGCGCAAAATCAATGAACACCGATAGAATGGAAGCCCTCACCTTCGTGCAGAAGGAACCCGATGTCCTGACGCTGAAGAACGCCTACGACCGGACCGTAAACGATCTGAGCTGGTATCTTGAGTCCACCCGTGACTCCTTCGACTACAGGCGCTGCATCTGGCCCGGAAAGAGCAAGGACCTCCGAAAGCACGGAGCGGACGCATTCCCTTTTGAAGGCGCGTCGGATACGGAAGTCCCCCTCATTAACGAGCGCATCAATACTTACATTGCGCTCTGTATCTCTGCCCTCTCGCGGGCGAACATCCGAGCCTACCCCGTAGAAGTGGGGGATTTGCAGCGTTCGCGGGTTACCTCTGCCTTCCTGAAGTGGATGGTGTCTACCTACATCAAGGATTTCCGCCGGCAGATGGAGCTGGGGTCCAACTACCTCTTTGAGCGGGGGATGATGGTGAGCTATGTCGGGTGGCAAAAGGAGGATCGGACCTTCCTCCAGCAGCTTGACCTCAACCAAATCGCCCAACTGAGCCCCGATTTGGCCCGAATGATTGTCGAGGGGAACGACGACAAGGCCATCGCCGCCCTTCTCCAGCAGCAGTTTAAGGGAGTTAACCAGAGTCGGGCTACGAAGGCCATTAAACAGCTCCGTAAGGACGGGAAAGCGGAGCTTCCCATCGTCCGGCAGACGGTTAATGCCCCCAAAGTGTGTGCGTTGGCTCCCGATGGGGACGTTTTCTTCCCGTCCTACACCACCGATCCTCAAAAAGCCCCCTATTGCTTCTGGCGGGTGCTGATGACGGCCCAGGAACTGAAGAACAAGGCCGCGACGGAGGGCTGGGATAAGGACTGGGTGGATTTTGTGGTGGAAAACTACGCCACGTCGGTGGACATCACGGATCCCCGCACCAATACGTCCTCCAATCGGTCG